TTGGTTTCAATGAGCGTATGTTGATCTTCATTAAACCAATTGATCCTATCTCTAAGATGACAGCTGAAAACTGGTCACCTGGTGTTGGATTATATTCAAATGAATTGGTTTATATTAAGCCTGATGGTAACGCAACTACACTTGCTGACTTTTACAGAGAAGAAGTTGCTGACTTTGGTAGATTTATTAAGTCACTAAAAGATGACTCAATTCCACCATCAACACAAGGTGTACAACCTGATGCTCCAATCTTGAATGCTACGAACTTCTCAGTTGTACAAATTAATAAGCACTTAACTGATAGCGATGCTGCAAACAAGATTAAAAAATTAAGTTCAGATAAAGTTTCTAGCGAAGAAACAATCAAGAAGCTTGATGATACAATCTATAAGAAGAGATCTGAGATTGCAACTAAGAAATACAGTTCAAATATTGAGGCTGATAAAGACAAGAGTGAACTTAATACTCTAGTTGAACAAAGAACATCTGAAGCAAAACTTTACGGTTCTATTGTAAATCAGATTCAGAGTCTATCTACAGATTCTAACGTAGTTAATATTGCTCCAAAATATAGAGTGCGTGGTTTCTGGGCTGTTCCTACTGCTAAGAAAGTTGCAGAGACTATCGACCAAGAAGTAGTACAATTCATCGTACAATATAGATACATTTCTACATCAGGTAAAGCACCTGAAGTTACACAAATTCCTTTTACCGAAACTACGTCTGAAAAGACCGCTATCTTCTCAAACTGGAATGAGATGAAAACAGGTGTTAGAGATCGTGCTAGAAATGATGCTGGTAAATTTGTTTGGTTAACTCCAGCCGTTGAAGATGGACAGGCTGTAAACTTTAACCAACTGGACATTGCAATCAACCAAGGTGAATCAGTTGAGATCAGAATCAAATCAGTTTCTGAAGCTGGATTCCCTGCAAACCCGATCTTATCTGATTGGTCAGCTCCGATTGTAGTTGATTTCCCAATAGGTCAAGTTGACACTACGGATCTACAAGCATTGGTTAACCAAAATATTGCTGAGGCTGCTAAGGTACAATTAACTGATGAGTTGATTGCACAAGGAGTCTACACTCACGTTGCTGGTAGTTTTACTGCGAATGAAAGATACTATGCACATACGGCAACAGATATTGCATCTGGTTTCCTATCTGCTGAGCAAAAACCAATTTCAGTTTTTGACAAGATTGCAGAACTACAACAACAGATCCTATCATTACAAGAACAAATTGCTGCAGCTAAAGGTGAACTTCTAGTGAAGTTGATCGCCGAAGATGGTACAGTAACTATGATTCAAAACAACACAGTGAACCAGGTGTTTGCTGGATATTATGTGGATGAAGTTGCTGAACTTACAGTTAAGAAAGGACATATTGTTACTAAGACCTTTAAATTGGTTCTAGAAAATACTAAAGCTACAACGCTTGAATTAATTGCTAGAATCTCAGGTGATAGAACAGCTCCAGCTTACAAATCATTAGGTTCAACTGCAGAAGAAACGATCAACGGATTTGGTAATCCTCTAAATGATAAAGGTGCCGTTGCTGTTGATGGTAAGATCGCTGGTGATACTTACTACACAACTGAAGGTAACTATGACTTAGTGCCGATACAGTACCAGAACTTGTCTGCGACGGAACTAACAACATTAGATTTGGTACATGAATTACCTTACCAGTCTGCGCAACGTAGAGGTCAGTTTGTTCATTCTAGATACATGGATGTTTCTAATAAAGAGGCTCTTTATATTACAGAACCGATGGTTGGTGGTACATCTGCTTTAACGGAATATGAGTATGGTTTAAGTTACGCTGCATTTGAAAATGCTACAGCACCAACTCTATTAGTTGCTGATGGTGATGCGAACGATACAGATTTTATTTGGGCTGGTACTTTTGGTAGATCTACTGGTGGTAATACAGAGCCTTACGACTTATTAACTGGCTTCGTAAAAGAAGTGGTTGACGTTGTTGCTTTAAATACTATTGGATCTGTAAACTACAACACTGGTATCTATATGCATAAAGATCACCCAGATTTACAAGGTTTATATTCAGACTATGTGTTGAATGCGAGTGCTGCAAATGCTGTGACTGATGCTGAACTTCAAGCAAGCGTAAAAGCTCTTGTTGACAATGCAATCTACACTATGCCGATTCCAGCAACAATTGAAACTGGTGGAGTCTACTCGATCTATGACCCGAACAATGTTGGTTCATCAAATGTAAACTCTAAGAAACAATTAGCCTTTATGCAAATGAATGGTATGATTGCTGCCGGTGATAGATCATTTAAAATGTCTTTTGACGCAAACGACCAGTACTTATTAGGTGGTAGATCTTGTGGAGCTTTCTTATTCTTGGCACCAATCAACATTAATACATTAAGTGTAGACGGTGATAATAAACAAGGCAGTAAGAAAATCTTCTACGGTGAAAATAATTCAGTTGCAGTCGATGTTGTATTCCAGTACAGAATGACCGACTATGCAGGTAACGATCCATCTACAGATATTGGTAGAATTGCAGGTCAAACTGGACTTGGAATCTCTAACCTGACATACACTAAGAAAATCGGTATTGACATCTTCGATAAGTACGATGCTGAATTCTCATTTGACTTAGAGGTTTTTGCTAGATATAACGCTAAAGGTAAGAATTTAAACTCTGTTAGAGCTGCACAATTGGTTAGGTAAAATCTTTGATATATATAGAGAGAAGCCTTAAAGGGCCCTTCTATAAAAGAAAAGATTTATTAAATGCCAGCAATAAGTATATTACTAACTACGGGTTTTCCAGCTTCTGGAGGTAAGGACGCAGCATGTGCTAGTCCGGTTTATCCAGATACAAAATATGTACAAACACTTCCTGTATTTTTAGGAGCATCTTTTTACGAAGACCTTGCAGGTACTATTCAATACGTTCCACCTGCAGGTGATGAATGGAGAGTAAGTAGTTCGGGTACTGCTTATCTTATCGATTCAATCGGTAAGATCATACAGATTGAGCCTTGCTCGGCTGGTTCAACTTATTCGGTTTGGACATGGTCCGGGATTTGGGGCGGCAGCTATGACGACTTTTGTTTTAATGGAACACCAAACACTCTTTTTTATTATGTAGCTACAGGTCCGATTACAGCATTAGCTGATATTGCAGCATCTGGGCTGTATGCGTTTCAATTTTTAAATGATGCAACTTCATACGCTAACCTTTTAAACTCAGGTGGTTCTGGTTTACCAACAGGTCTATGGCAAAATTCTATCTTTGGTGATAGTACTACTGAGCCTTTTATTTGGAACAAGAATTTATTGTCATTCACCCAAGCGACGCCTTGTCCAACTCAAGTTCCACAACAGGGATACGCAATTACTTTAGCTAAATCAGTAAACTATAACGATCCTACTGCTGCACAATTCTGCACAGACGTAAAGGCCGAGGTTACTTATTATTATATGTATGATGAGAATAGCAACCTTACATTAAAGGATCTTGCTATTAATAATATTCCAATCTATTTTACAGCGAGTGGCGCATACAATGCTCTTTCGACAGCGATGGTTAAGACAAACATCTTTGATGATCTTAACGAGTCAGACGGTTACTATGTTTGGGTAAATGACAATAATGGCATTGGGTACCAATGGTATGGTTTTGATAACTCAGGTGCATTGACGACTGGTAATAACATTGATGAGGGAGGCACTTGCGATGATTACGTTAGACCTTCTGGTTATACCGAAGAGATTATTGAAAGCCAGGATCCATTTGCATCCGAAGTATTCTATGCGTTCTGGTCTTGTGTACCAGTGGTAGACAACACTCTTATTTACTGGCCAATGTATCTTGTGTCTGGTGACCACTTAAGCGGTCAATCAAACCATATGACAGATTTCATTGACGTACTTAATACAACAGGTCTAAGTACCTTTAAGAATCATCCAGGTACCGAATGTATGACTTATATGCATACAATTGTTGCTATCGATATTAATGAGGCTGAACTTTTACTAAGTCAAACTGCGGGTTATGCTCCAAGTACAATTCAACAGAAGGACCAAAGTTATATTGGCATCTTTAGCAATAACACATTGAGCATAAGAACAGATTGTGATGCATGTGCTTATTCATCTTCACCAAGCGGTACTTATGGCTTCGGTGTAATCGAAGGATCTGTTACACCAAGTTTCGGACCTAATACAGATTTAGAAAAGAACTACAACTTGGATAATGTTTCTAAGCCTCTGCTTAGAACTAACCCTAAACTAACAACTAATGTAAAGATTGTTGCAAATGAAGCAGATCAGATCTTCTTAGAATCTATTGATGCTACTAAAGAATTGGCAGCAGTCGAGTACAAGAAGTTTGAAATTAATAAGACTGGTTCTTATGCTCAGGATTTACAACAATTCTTTGCTAAGACAAAGACACCAACTGAGATCATATACGCTACTAAGAGAGAGGCTTCAGATTTTTCAGTTCTAGAATCATATCAGCAGCAGATTGAAGAGACTTACCAATATGGTGCAACTGCAAACTATTCTAAACTCTATGATGAAGACTTTAGAATGTTCGCACCTCTATGGGTAGATCTTAACATTCCTAAAATGTTTGTGATCTTTAAGGTTAAAAATCCAGTTGATACAAAAGGCATGTCAGATCTTGCATCTGATAAATTTAGATCAATGCAAGTGATGTTGGCTAATGCCGAAATTGTAAAGACATTCGACTTAACTAGAAATTCTGCGATTGGTAACTATATTAGAAACCATGTACAGGATCCTGCTTTCCCTAAGTCACCTTTGACATTCTCGTTTGAGAAGAATGAAAAGAGTTCATTCAATGGTATTGATCTAGACAAAGGTGGTTTTACAAGCAAAGCAGAATACATGTATGAAGACTTTGTAAAACAAGACAAGCCTTTGATCGATGCAAATGACTTTATTACAGACGGATTTAAACGTAACCGATTGGCTGTTGCAAACATCCTAAATATAGAATTCCTATTCAACGACGTAACATCAACAGACTACAGCGTAAATAGATACTTTGGTCTCTATGTTGATGCGATTGATTCAGGTACTGGTTTGATTTCTTTTGCAAATAATGGTAGACTAAAACTTAAAGACCTAAATTCTTTGGTGGATCCTACTATTCCTTATTCTGCAATTCCATCTAGTAAAATGTTGACGAATACTCCAACATTGGCTTATGCTAAGTTGAGGGGCAACTATTTTAAAATCGAGAACAATAAATTCTATGATGAGTCTAAAGGTAACTTACTAGTAGTTGATGGCCTAAATAAGATTCCAAGTCTATTAGGTACTGATAAAAAAGGTACATCTGTGGATTTGGTTAGAACCGATGAGATTGGTTACGATTATGTAAAAACTACGATCGTTGACACTCCGGTTATTAATGATTCTATCGCTCTGGTTAATGTAAAAGAAGAAGCCTATAGAATTAAATTTATTAAACATATTGCAAATACCCAAGTTACCATCGAGGATGTACATGGACATGCAATTACTTTTAACACTGGTAGTTCAATCACTGCGGCACTAGATAATTTTGAGACTGCCTTTGCAGCACCTCTACTCTCATTCGGTGCACATTTTGATTTAAAGCGAGAATCAGATGCTATTGTACTTACAGAGAAGAAAGCATCTTTAACGAACTTAAACGTTCAGGTTGAAACTGCCAATGGAAACGTGATTAAGATCACTAAGATCTATTCATATTCGGATGTGATTAAGAATAAATTTTTAGCTGCAGGACCTGGTGTTCTGCCTAAAGGTACTTTTAACGGGAACAAGTTTTCTAGTGACGGTACATTCTCAGATATTGCAATCGCTTTGACCGCTGCTATTAATGCAGCTGGTGAATTTAAAGCTACAAATTATCAAGATTCAGTCTACATCGAATGTAATGTTGGTGGTTATAGATTAATGCAACATGCATTATTGATCAATAAGTCAAACAACAGTCAATTTATTGACGCTGAAAATATAGATGTTCAAAACGAATTAGAGTTAGCAGATAATGTTATTCTAGATTGGTATTGTCATTTCTTAAAAGGTGGAAACTCACTACAAAAATCAGTGTTAGTAACTCCAGAAACTGTTACACAACTTGCAATCGGCGATTTTTTACCGACAGCCTACGCTGGTAAGTATAATAAGATTGTTGACATTGTTGACTATGTAAAAGATTTACGATCTGGTCTTAAAAAATTGGTGATGTTAGAAAAATCTATAGCACCTACAGGTGAGACACCTCTTTATGAAGAGGCACCAATTACTATGGGTCTGTTCTCAGCATATGACATCTATGATATGAACTTCGATTTTTACGATACTTCAAATTCAGATCTTAAAGAACTTAAACATGAGACTGTGGCCAACCTAAATTATGAGCCATATAACACACCTCAAGGTTTGACTCAAAATCAGATCTTTAGTACAAATTATGCTTTAAGCCCAGAAGAGTACTTCTCTAATTTACAGCCTTTGTTAAAAGAGGATAATGTAAATGAACAAGAAGCTGAAAAGATTTATACGGAATATGACCGTTTAAAAGAGAATTATACAGCTGCTAACTCAATTAGATCTAGAATAACACCTAACATTAATAAGTGGGTCTTGAAAGATTCAATGACTGTTAGGGAACAACCTTACTATCTAAATGCAAACGAAGCATTCGGTAGAACTAACTTTGCGCCGGATTTATCGATTGAAAATAGAGACCGTCTTTCATTCACACATGAATGGTTCTATATGGATAGATTGCCTCTTTATTTTAGATATGATATGGTTAACGATGCTTTTAGTTATGTTGACTTTATTAATAACTTAGATGTTGCATCTCCATTTGAAATTACAAAAGACCTATTTAAAAACATAGACCATGACTACTTTGACAGGTATATGTTGGTTGATGGTTTAGAAGTAGCGTCGGACTCATCTGATTTAACATCAACAGATGCAGGATCGTTTGATATTACAACATTTATGAAGACCGTTCGTCAGAAGAAGTACAGTTTAGTGGATAACGGTAATGATCTTTCATTTGCAAACACAGTCTTTAAAGGTATTAAAGTTTTCTTTAAAAAGAGAAAGGAGTTTGTGAAGGATAACCCATCTGAATTTGTTAAGGACACTGAATTCAACGGGTACAGATTCAGTACTTTGGTAAAAGTTAATATGGGTGCTAATAGTAATTCAATCGAATATGATGTAATCCAGAACAAGAAATTTAACTTTGTAATCTTCTACATCACTTTGAACTTGGCTGATGTTTGGAGCCATGGCTATATTAATAGAAAACTTCTATATGAATTAAACCATAATATCGTACAGACACAATCTGGTGATAATATCTATAGTGACATTAATATGGATGGAGCTCTAGAATTAAATAATGTTGATTTCAATGGAGCTAGTCCTTATTCGGTTAAAGCTGGTTCTCATGCTAATGGTACTACTCCTAAGTTTAACTCTCAGCTTTCTATTGGACAAAATAAAACTTATGGCAGAATCCTAATTGACTTAGGACTTCAATCGGGTGCTATTTACGCGGTGCAGGTTGTATCTATATTAAGTGATAGTGAAATCACTGTTAAAGGTCTTCCGGTTAACGTGAACGATCCTAATGACTTTCTACAGACACAATACTTAACCCTTGCTCAACTGGTTAACGCAACATACACTTATGAAGATGGTGGTGTTGATGCACATTCTAAACTTCTAGCAGATCTTTCTGCTGGTAAAGTGGCAAAGATGTTAAACAGTAACGACCCTGCTATTAAATATACTACCGTGAATGTAGATGGTACTACGTCGAATAATCAATTTGTGATTAACTTTGACAGCGGTAAGGAGATTATCAAGACTGCAAATCTAATTGCAGTTGAAGATGAAAATAAACCTAAGAGCTATAAATTAGTTAAGGGAGTAATTGGTTATTCTATTACGAACGGTCCTACTTACTATCCATTCTTAATTAGACACTCTGGTAATTACACGGTGGATTTGAGACCTGTAGTTACATTTACAGACCTTTACACTCACTTTAAGGTTAGTAGAGAGCATTCTACTTTTAATTTAACCGAGAGAACTTTTGAAGAGGGTCTTTACAAGCATTCGCTTTCAAACTTAATAGACATCAAGATAGCAAAGGCTTACTATAAGAGGTACAATAGAACTGGTATATCTTTCAACCTAGGTTTTATCCAGGATGGAGGCAAACATGATGGTGATTGGGGTTTGATTAAAAATCATTTCTACCACAAGGTAAACGAGATCAACCCGAGCTCAGTAACTAAACTTACGGCCACTGCTGAAAATCAACCAGTTTATCCTCTAATTGGTGAAGTTGCAATTGACAAGAGAGACATTAATGTATTTAGATCTTCATGGGACACTAATTATTATGCTAGGGCATTAGCCGGAGGCAGAAGTGAACTCGTACCTGGTACCTTTGATGCAATTGAAGAGAGATCTTATATGGCTTCAACTATTATGAAGTACAAAGAAGGTTACGAACTGACCGAATACACTTCGCAATATGTAAAAACTGAAGAGGAGTTGGATTCTATCTTAAAGAACTCAAATAACACAACAGATGTGGTTATCTTTGAGGATCGTGAAAGAGTGGTTGCTGACTTTTATATGCAAGATGTAGTCTATAAAAAATTAAGAGACGAGGGAGTCTTAGCTACACTTGCTAGATTTATCGTGCCTTCAGATTCAATTGGTGATAAAACTTCACTGATCGATGATGCCGAGTCATACGTATTTAAAAACTTATTGGGACTCTATGTAATCGACTATATTAGACTTTACACAAGAGCACATAAAGAAGGCGACAGCGCTATTATTTCAAGTGCAACTCAAGCAGAGTTAACTACAACTGGATTTGATGGTGACGGAGCATTTACGTTTAGACAACAGAACTTAACACCATTAAATTTCAGGTTGATATATAATAAAAGGTTAGGATATTCCTATGATATAAGACCTATGGTAAAAATAAAGTCATAAAATGGCGATCAATATAAAAGAAATACTACATCCATCAGATTCTGACTCGATTAAATTTGAGAAGATTAACTACAACTTTGACCAAATTGTTGCAAATGGCGGTGGACCAATGGGACCTAAAGGTGACAAAGGCGACCAAGGAGAACAGGGTGAAACCGGTCTTAAAGGTGACAAGGGTGACAAGGGTGACCAAGGAGATCAGGGTGAAACTGGTCTTACAGATTCACCATGGAAAGCTATCATCCATGATAATGGTGATGCGGTTATCTTAAAACCAAAACTTATCTTGGATACGGATGAAGACGGTAATGTTGAAACATATACTGTACCTGCTGCTATTTGGTTAGGGGACCCTGATTTTGAAGAAGGACTGACTCCGAATGACGGTGATACCTCAAGTACTGCTAGAATTACAGTGGCTTTGACACCTGGTGTTTTTGACCAGTATTTTAAAATGCAACATGCTGTTGATAAACGCATGAATATCACAAGTGCGACAGATGGTTCTTATACAGAGTTTAGGCTCTTGAAGGAACTTGGTGATACAAACATTGCTTTTAAGATTGATACTGATAGAATTAGTATTATATCCAATAATGAGACTTTATTATTGAGAGGTACTGTTGTTAAGATTAAACCAATTGGCAACTCAAATATAACTCTAGAAACTGATGGTACTGGTATCTTAGATGTAGATATGATTGCTGCATTTAAGGACTATGTAAATTTTAATAGCACTGGTGCTGTGAAATTACCAGTAGGTACTGATTTACAAAGACCGACCGGTGCAACCGGTATGATTAGGTTCAATAATGAGTCTGGTCTTTTTGAAGGTTATTATGGATCTGCTTGGAGAAGTCTAGGTGTCTTAGAGGATGCAGATGGAGATACAAGAATTGTTGTGGAAGAGAACCCTGATGAGGATATAATTAGAATGTACTTTGCTGGTACATCTGGTATGACGATTGGTGAATCTTTTTCGGATGGTCTTAGTACTTTAACAGGTACCGTTTATACTGCGAGAAACATCGTAACTGATGGCTCTGTAATGGCTAAAACAGCTGGTAAAGGTCTATTGATTCCTGCAAGAACTGATGCTACCGGTGGACTTACACCAGCTAACTACAACGCAATTGCTGCGCGTAGAACACTCCATGATTATTTTTATAAACCTTCCACGTTCATGGAAAGTGCGTTGACTACAATTACAGGCACAACAACACCATTTACAAATCATTATCCAGAAGGTGGTTCTAATACTACATCAGTTAACACGAGTACTTATAGAATTAGTGATGATCTATTTTATATCCATAAAAGGATTAATGAAACTACAGGCAATACGGTAATTGATAAAGCACCAGTCGCGGTGGTAATTAACAGGAACGTATCTAAAATATCTTATGTTAAGGTGGGACATCAGGTTTCAGTTTGGGGTAGATTAGAATATTGGCCTTTCCCAGTTAACCGCACTCTAATGCCAGTTCCAATAACAGGCACAATTTATAATTTTCAAGGTATAAAACCAGATAATACTACAGATGCAAACGCTAAGACTTCTAGAGTTATGATTTTCCCAGCAGAATCTGGAACGTGGCCTTATAAAAATGCATCTAGTGAAAAAGTAATCTTCCCAATCACCGTTAATATGGATTCGCTGTTCGGAGCATCCGGACCATATGACTATGTTACAAATTCAGATCAAATGTACTATGGTGTTATATTCCCTGGTATGGCAGGATTTAATATATTAAGAGTAAAGCCAGGAACTATGCATGTAGAATCTTCGGATTCAACTGGTCCAAACCCACTTGAAGCTGGAGTTTTACCTTATGGTGAATTCTTAAATCTACAAGACTTTGAAGCTTCCTTTGTTGATGCAAAGACAGTTACGTTTGACTTTAATTTTACAATGGCAACTGAAGTTAATTCATATGATACAATTAGCCCTTCTTCTGTTCGTACTATGTATACTGAAGGAGTGCAAATTCCACTTGGTACGAGTGGTAAATAATTTAACTAGTAAATGAATAAGATTAAAGAATATATTGAAATTATTAAAAAGAATAGAACCCTAATCGCTTTTGTGCTTGGGGCTCTCTTCATTTTATTCTTTCTTAGACAATGTAACAGGATAGAGAATTTAGAGCAGCAGGTTAAAATCGCAAATGAAAATACTCAACGTGAAATTAATAATGCTGAAGCTGCTAAAGATAGTGTAAGGATTATAAAAGGTGAGAACGGTAAATTGACTTATACAATTAAGAGTTATGAGTTTGATATTACTAACTTAAGAGCTGATCAGAAAGCGTTGACCGACAAGTACGTTAAAGCTCTTTCATTAAACAAGAGGTTGGAGGGTATCAATTCTCTGTTAATGGTTGATATTGAAGTTAAAGATAGTATAATTACAAGCTTGAGATCTACCAAGATTGATTCAGTGACAACAAGATTTGATTTTGTAGCTGATAATGATTGGCAGAATGGAAACTCTAGAAAGATTAAAGGTTTCTTAAATGTGAAAAGAGGCCTGGATAATACTCTAACTGCTTCTAATCCGATTATAACATTTGAACAGAGAATAAAACTTTTAGCATCGATCGAAGAAAAAGATGGGATCCAAAGTGTAAAGATTACAACGGATTATCCTGGCTTAAGTTTCAATGACATCGAAAATATAAACTTGATAAATAATAAACTAAACCAAAAACCTGAGAAGAAAGCGGGTTGGTCTGTCGGCGTAGGTGTTGGTTATGGCGTAATGTTAAGCCCTAGTCAAATAATTACAGTTGGACCTACAATCGGCTTAAATTTAATATGGTCACCAAAATGGTTGAGATTTAACTAATATGGCACAGTCATCAAAATATTATAGAATAGACCAGGACATCCTACTGGAATTCATCTATCATGATCAGTCGAACCCGACTGCTTATCAAATTGAAGTGGATGATAACGGAAGCGAGGTAATGTTCTTGGATACTATCCTAAACGATCCATTTGCGAAAAGACACTTGATTCATGAGCTAGGAGCTGATGTTGTGAACTTTGATGTAACTCAGGCCGGTGGATACTTAGCAGTTGAGAATTTTGCAGGTAGAGCACTTCTATTGCAGAATGGTAAAAGTTACAAATTTAATCTAAATGGATTAACAAACCCTGCAAGCTTTCAAATTACTGGAGCCTTAGGTATCTGGTCATTCTCATCATCTAGTGGGATTGGTACTTATACACCAAACCAGAATGGTCAAGTAGAATATACTTACCCAGGCTTAATCGGCGGTAAGATTACAGTTGCTAGCAAAGCAAACCCTCTATTCGCAAACCCAGATGAAAATACCGGAAACGATATTAATCAGACATTGGGTAGATACCATGCTATTAAAGCTATTGGTAATGATAATAAGTATGCTTTAATCGGATATGATTCTACAGGTACTTATGAGAAGTTTAACTACATTAATAACTTTCAAGCTTGGACAGGATCTAAAGAGACTAACCTGATCCAATCTCAGGCTGGTAATAGTGCAAACATTAACTATATTAAATACGATGCTGTTAGACTTCACTTAAGAAGTGGATTCTCATTTGCTGCTAGAAACTATCAGGGTTTCTTGTTTGAAGTGATGACAGAGCGCACATCGGGCGTTTTTAATAACCTGACTCAACTTGTTTATTTAAACTCATCAAACTACGAGATAGCAAACCCTAAACCATTTGTGTTGGGTGAAACTCTATTCGCGAAGTTTATCGATATTAAGGTACCGACTGTAGTTTCTCAGAACCCAGAGTTCTTGGATAGATTCTATGGTGATGGTAGTGCAAACTCATCTGATTTAAAACTAGACTCAAATTACAAGATCAGTCTAAAATTAATCAACAGATTAGAAACTACCGCTGGATTTGACTATTTTTATACAGCTGAAGAAAACAACTTGACAGTTCCTAGAGAGGACGAGTTCCAGAGTTTTACTGCAGCAGTTGAACAGGCGGATGACGGAGATTATTTTAAGATCTACGGAGCTAGATTTGGAGCAATTGATAAATTTGAATCTTATATCTTAGAACGTATTAATCTAACAAGTGATGACATCATCGTGTTGTACGAAGTAGAACAGTATGAGCAAATCGGAGCTAGTGAGATTAAAACATTCTCGACAATCTTCTCACAGACAGAAGACTTTAGCACTCCGATCCTATTTAGACCGGTAGTAATGAACGCAAACGTTGCAGTTAACTTTTCAATTGATGTGACAATGCGTATCTTTAACCAGACTGATAATACACAGATTGTAAAGAGAGCATCTTTAACTGTGCCTCAAGCTGCTAAGTATGGCAAACGCATGATGCAGGTTAAAGTTAACGGTAACACAACTTCTGAGATCTTTAACATCTTACCGAATATTAGTGCTACGAGAGCTGTTGCAAATACACTTGAAAATACTTTACCAAGAAGCGTGAAGAAAGTACCAGCGTTTGTTGAAAGATATAACGTGGTTGCTTCAAGTTCGACAGTTGAATTCATCGAGTCTTCAGGTATTAATGCACAAACAGAAGTTAATGAAGTTGATACAACTCCTTATGTTGCTGAAGATCAACTATCAATTTATGTTTCACCTTTTGCAGCCTACTTTAAATTTAAGATTGCAAAGAAGAGAGGTGATGATATTGAGAACCTTTCGTTTGACAATGCAGAGTCGATTGTACTTTCATTTATCGATGGACAAAACAAACTAAGATTCATCCACCAACCAGATCAGAGTGTTAATATGACTAACGGTGAAGTGATGTTCTTTATTAATGAGGCGAATGCCGCTGGAATCAGAGGTATGGCAAACAGAAAATTCTATATCTCGGTAAATAATGGTACCACTGAAACAATGGTTCTAAAAGGTAACTTCACGATCTAATGATATTAAACAGTAGAAATAACTCATTTGACTTTAAGTTTCCTAGGAAGTTTATTCCCGAGGAGGTGGCTAACAAGTACAAGAAGTATTTGCAAAAGGTACCTGGTGCTCTTTTAGCAGAACCTGTTGACTTTGTTAACTATTCAATTCAGGGTGTTAATATACCAGGTGTAAGTTTCGATCCAGTTAGTTTACAGGATAACGACGGTACTATCAGATACCATAGAGGTGCAGTGCCGATTCAGAATACAATTAACCGTGAGTTTACGGTGAGCATGCAACTTCTAGACGGTTACATCAACTACTGGATTATGATGGACACACTGCTCTATTATTACGCTAGAAGTACAAAGCAACCTTATTGCCCAGACGTTACTTTAAGAATCTTAGATTCTGAAGGTGCAAGTGTTGCATATATGGAATTTCAGAAGCCAATTCTAAAATCGATCAACGATCTTAACCTAAACTTTTCTGAAAACATTTCAGCCTTTAATACGTTTGAAGTTAGCTTCACATATAATAAGCTTGCTCTGAAGCTTGAAATAGATTGATATATAAATTATGGAAAACACTATTAAAACATTTAACGCTTACTTAACTGAGAACGAGATCGTGGACAATGATCTTGATTTGATCAAAGAGGGTCTTCAAGAAGAATGGACTCCTGAGTTAGAGGCTAAAGTTAATGAGGCTTTAGATGCTTTTGTTGCTGAATATCAAAATGCAGATGGAACGTTCGATATTGATAGATTGAATGAAGAGATGACCAATGAGGGTATTTTAGGTACAATCATCGGTGGTTTAACTGGTTTCGCTCTAGGTAAATCAGTCGGCCAAGTTATTGCTAGAGTACTTGGTGTAGAAAAAGGAATTTTATACGATCTATTAACATCCCGACTAGTTGGTACCGCTCTAGGTGCTTCTATCGGTAAAAGAATGTAATATGAATTTTGTCGCAGTTGACTTCTCGCTCAACTCACCGGGTATTTGCATATACAACGATAAGAGCAAGAAATATCATTTTATAAGTTACATCAAGCCTAAAACTGGAACCAAGCAGGAGCAGAAGTTTCAGGAAGAATTGGGCATGTTAAAAGATGTCACTTTAATCCACCAACCAGATTTTACGAAAGAAGAGGGTTATTCAGACGGAGAACTTGCAAAGGTTAAACGTTATGACCGAATGGCTGATGAGATCATTAATCTTATCATGCAAAATAGTTTTGAAGGTGATGGTTTTACAATCGCATTCGAAGGAACTTCTTATGGCTCAAAGATGGGCACTAACAATATGATTGATATGGCTGCCGGAGCAGCGATCTTGAAATTGAAGATGCTTAAAGCACTTAAGCCGGAAGATTTGCTGACTATTGCACCGACAGCTATTAAAAAGTTTGCTGGTAAAGGTAATATGAATAAGCTGCAACTTTTCTCTGCTTTCCAGGCTAATACGATTCAAGATCAAGTTCTTGCTAAGAGCGATTTTTACAAACTTGTCTCTGCTTTGGAGTGTGGAAGCAAGATCCCTAAACCGCTTGATGACCTTGTCGATGCCTTCTTTTTGGCTGCTCTCTGCTCGTCTGGCTCTTAGCTAACCTTACCTTTCCAAAAGGAACAATACTTATATGCAAGGGCCCAGCCTATTGTTCCAAAAAAAGTGCAAATTATTTCAAAAAAGTTTTAGCCCTAGGGCGCGAAACAAAGCTAAGCCAAGATATATAATATGTACACGAAGGAGAATTCCCAAGGTATAAATTAGACAATGGTTACTATTCATTATTTCCGCTTCAACGAAATCCTGGTATTGATGGTACGAGAAGGAAAGCTCTCAAATATTGAGAGAGAAACCTTACTCGAGAAGGCAGGGCTGCTTAGGCTTGAGGACAATAAATGGAAGCAAGAAGATGGATCTATCCTAAGTTTGATGACACCTTGAAACTATCATTTCGCGTACACTATAAGTACTGAAAGACACTAAAGTTTTTTAAAGTTTAACCAATTTAAAGTAATTAAAGACATGGCAGATTTTGACATTTTCAATCTGGGAGTGGAAGACGTAGAAACGCACCAACCCCAAGCAACTGGTTCCTCAAATGAGGTTTACAAACCAACAGCCGATGACGGCAAAGACGGAACTTACAAAGCACTTATTCGCTTTGTTCCTAACCCTGCGAATCCTCGCAAATCACTAATCCAAAAGTATGTACACTGGTTAACGGACTCATCTGGAGACGGTAAGCTTGTAGACTCTCCTTCATCAATCGGTGAAAAGTGTCCTATTGCTGACGTATTCTGGAAGTTGCGTAAATCAGACTCAGCAGTAGACCGCAAAGCTTCTGAAAAGCTTAAGCGTAGAGAGCAGTACTACGCTTTGATCAAGATCATTAAAGATCCACAAAACCCAGACTTAGAAGGCACTTACAAGATCTTCAAGTTCGGTTACAAAATCAAAGAGAAGATTGATGCTGAGTTGAAACCAGACTTTGGTGAACCAACACAAGTATTTGACCTTTTTGAAGGTAAGAACTTTGAGTTGATTATCACACGTCAAGGTGAGTACAACAACTACGACAAATCTAAGTTCTCCGCAACTCGCTCTTCAATTGTATTGGATGGCCAGCCAGCAGAACGTACAAAAGAAAACATGACAACCATTAAAGCAGAGTTGGATGCAGCTCCTTCACTTGACACTTATGACTATAAGGTTTGGGATGAAGAGACTCGCAACTTCGTAAATGGTGTACTTCGCATGTACCTAAATCCAGGTGACTCTATCGGTGAAATCACTAGCAACAGTAGAGCATCTAAACCTGCAGCACCTAAAGCTAAAGAGGCCGCTGGAACAGCCACAAGCAACGAAGATTCATTCGACGTTACTGAGGATATGTCTTCAGCACCTAAGAACAATGTGAGCTCAGAAGATGATTTAGATGCATTCTTGAATGACCTCGACATCTAACATAGAATTAAACGAACAGCTTAAGGAGAAGATTAAGAAAGCGCTCAAAGCCCTAGTGGTTCAAGAGCATTCTACTCCGAACAAGCAACTCCTTAAAGGCATGCCAGGGCGAATAACCCTGGCATGTCCTTATTGTGGCGACT